TGCCACCCACGGACCTTCATAAGGCGATCCGCAATGTGTGCCCGAGAGCCGGGATTGAACACGTTCAGTTTGATCTTCGAGTAGGTTGCGCCGCCCCAATGGGAGTGACGCTCTAGGTCCTTGTAGTTGATGGATCGTGCTGGGGTCTTGACCTCTTCAAGGGAATACCAAGGGTCGAACAGTGTCTGGAGCTTGCTCTCAATATCTGCGCGTTCTTCTTGGAGTGTCTTGAGTAGATCGAGGGATGCATCGAAGTCGAACATGAAGCCGTAACGGATTTGTTCTTGGACGATGAACGCAACCATATGCTCGAGTTCGAGTGACTGTGGTGATGGGTCCTTGGTTTGGATCAGGTTCCAGAATGCGACAGTGACTTCGACGTCCTGCACACAATAGTCCTGCATTTCTTGGTTCCATTCAGCCCACGGATCGAGCCCCTGGGCCTTCATGTCGGCGGAGTAGTCACCCTTCCATTTACCGAGGCGTTGGCCCCAGCTTTCGAGGGAGTGACGTCCGCGCATCTTTGGTTGGAGGACGCCTGATTGAACGGCTCGGGCATCACGGTCCATGAGGTCGGACCATATGAGGCGGGAGACGATCAACGTGTCGTAAACCTTGGTCTGGTCGGGAGTGAACCAAGGGTAGAGCAGTTGGACTGCGGGTATGTCGAAGCCGATGATGTTGTGACCAATGATCAGGTCAGCCTCCATCAGCATCTTGAGACCTTGCTGTATGGTTGGAATTGGTCCCTGATAATCTTCTCCACCTTGATCGTGACAAGAGAAGACTTCCCCCGTGTCAACGTCAGTCAACACGAGAGAGTGGATAGTGTTCATCGTATCGAGAAGACCGTTTGTCTCGATGTCAAAAGCGTAGCGTGCCATTCAGTATCTCCTACGATATGGTAAGTATTTAGTAGAAGTTCTTCCAAAGGCGGGAAGCGCGTTCACGGTCACGTTCAAGACGCAAGTGGCGTTCGCATTCCGCTGATGCAGGCGAGCCAAAAGGGCGCGGGGTTGTGCGGATGAACGGTTGTATTGCCTCTTCACCACCCACGGTGAACCGATCCAGCTTTATCAGATCACTGAGGTCGGCTGCTGTTTCCAGAACCTTGGTCTCAACGGTTGTGATCGTGCGGGTGTATTTATTGGTCTGTACAGAGTTGGATACGGAGCGTGTCTGGATGTCGAAGAGGACGGTACGGGTTTCGCCGCGATATTCACCTCGTCCAAAGAACGAACCGAGCGGTGTCTCCATAAGCTGGCACCGATAATGAGGTGCGGTGATGTTGCCTTGGAAGTCGATGTGACCCAAGAGGCGGTTCTTGTTGACGCTGTCATATACTGGAAGTTTCATGGGGTGTTCCTTTGGGTTTAGGCTTCGAGTGAATACCGGACGTATTTTGCGTTGGTCACAGGGTGAAACTTCACCTTGGACACGATGCGGTGACCATCGGCACGAAGCTCTTGGATACGTTTCGTCAGGGATTGGATGGAGTATTCGATCATCGCTTCTCGAACAGTGATGGAGCCAGCCTTCTTGAGGTGTCCCATGATCTTTGCGTGTTGTGTCATTCCGTTTATCTTTCTCCAGCCGTTATGTTCGAGTGACTGTGCAGCCTTGTGGGCCGCTCGGTACTCGGGGATGTGCATTGGGTTATCGACAGCGTCTAGGACGAGCTTCTCAGCCCGCCCAAAGATCGCGTCATGATCAGTATTCGGCATTGCCACCGCCTGATCCACCTGAGTACGCTGACAGCCCTTGGGCATCGATCAGTCGTCCTGTGTCGGGGTTGTAGGTGATAATGCCAGCCTCCCCTGTTTCGCCGGAGAAGCGGTTCTTGAGGACACGCAAGGTTGTTTCGTTGCGGGTCTCTTCGTCTTGTTGGTTACGTTCCAAGCCGATCACAAAGTCTGCGAGTTGGGCGATGGAGTGTGAACCACGAAGCTGCGATAGGGATGCCTGTGCGCCTTGCTCGTGCCCCTTGTCACCCTGTGGGCGGCGAAGGTGCGAGATTACGAACAGACCAATCCCCAATTCCTCAACGAGTGACCGGAGCTTCGTCATAAGCATGTCGATCAGCTTACGTTCATCTAGGTTGGTGTCGTTGGCCTCTGCATCCGATACTGCAATGCTTAGGTGATCGAGAGTAATGAACTCACAGCCGCAACCGACAGCCAGATAACGCACCCGATCAAGGAGGTTGCTAGCAGAAGTAGACCCAAAGTGGTCGTAGAGCCATAGACGTCCGCTTCCAGTTGTTTTGGTGAAGGCCGCATGCATTTCTTCCTCTGTGAACTCGCCTCGGTCGAGGTGAAGCGGGTGATTAAGTTCAAGCCCCATGTATCCCAGAGCAGTACGTTCGACATTCTCTTCGAGCATGAGGTTGCCGACAGTTAGCCCTTGGTTGAGCAGGTGGTAGTTGATCTCCCGCACGACAGCGGACTTGCCGACCCCTGAGCCAGCGGTGAGAACCACGAGTTCACCCTTACGAGCGCCCATTGTTTTGGCTTGAAGATCAGGCCACGGGTATTCGAAGGAGTTGTTCTCTTTTGGTTTCTTCACACGCTCCCAGAGGTCGGCAGCGTTGAGAATGCCATCGGGGCGATAAGCCTTGGCATTCCACATCGCACTAACGACCGCCTTACCCTCACCTTTGACCAGACACTCGTTTGCGTCTTTGAAGGGGAGTGAGGCGATGTGTGCTTGTCCGGGTTTTAGAAGACGAGCGACGTCAATCGCAGTCTCCTGACCGATGTCGTCCATATCGAACATGATGACGACCTTGTCGAAGGACGCCACGAAGTCGAGGGACTTACGGATTGCTTTCGCAGCTTGAGGACCCGAGCCATTCGGCAGGGATACGACAGGCCACTGGTTGTTCTGGAGTTGACTGACGGACATCGCATCGATTTCACCCTCGGTGATCACGAGCATCTTGCCGCCGCTCTTCCAAAGGTGTTCGCCCCAGAGACCAGCATCCTTGTCACCAATGTAACGGAATTGCTTATCTGGGTAGCGCACCTTCTGAGCGACGACACGTCCGTCCTTCTTGAAGTTGGCGATCTGGCACGTCTTGCCGAACGCATCGACACCAACGTGGTAGCCGAACTTCTTCACGGTATCTTCAGTTAACCGACGTTTCCCGAGGGCACGGAACTCACCAGTACGCAGCAGGTCAGTCTTAGAGGGTGACTGTTGCTGGTCTCTTGGTCGGCTCGAGGCACCCTCGGGGCGTCCGTATGCAGTTGCTTCTGGGCAGACGTAGCAGAACGTGTGGCCGTCGTCATAGACAGCACGGGCGTCAGGAGAACCGCAGTGGTCACACGGGCCTTTGAATAGAACAGAACTTTCGGATTGATCATCCATTTTGGACCTCGTGTTTTGGTGTTATACGTATGTGGTCCCTAATCTTTGAGCGGTTGGTCATTGACCCCTGCTTCTGGGTAGAGAGTGCTTAGAAAGGCTGTCAGATCAGCGAGAGCTTCGATCTGTTCTTCATTGCGTGTGAACGCACGAGTGCCTTCTCCGGTGATGCCTCCAGTGATGCCAATGGCTACGGAGATATCGTCGAAGTTACGTGTGTGTGAACCGCAGGTGTTCACGTCGCGGCACAACTGAATGTCGCCATTGTGTATAATGAGGAAGTGATAACCGATGCCGAGCCTACCTTCGCGGCAGTGACGTGCATCGATAGTGAATGCGTCCGTATCCTCAGATGGAACAGTGAGGGTGTCACGAACGGCAATGACCCGAGTGTTAACCCGGGCCAAAGTCTTAAATAGGGATGTACGGAGCATTAGAGCATGTAAAGCCAGCCGTGGATGATACCGATAGGGAACAAGGGCAGACCAACGAGGGCTAGTGCGAACTCATGCGTGGATGCAGTAGCACCTTCACGGAAGAGCCAAACGATGTTGGCGATCTGACCGATCACGGCCAAGGCCCATACGACGACGATTGCTAGAGCTGATTTCATGATGTTATTCCTCAAGCCATGAGGGCGGGACATGCTCTTTGGCGTACTGGAAGCCATGCTTGTCACACCAACTGGCGTATGTTGTTTTGGATTGCTTTGAGATTTTCTGGTTCGGGTTCGTGAAGATAAACCGGAGGTCCAGATCGGGATGCTGACGTTTGATACACAGTTGTTTCTGTCGATCTGCTGTCAGGAAGCGGCCTTTGGTCTCAATGATAAGCGGCGTTGTGCGGGGTGTTCCGTCACGTCGTGTGGTGATGATGAAGTCAGGCGTATACTTGTGGTTGGTCTCGGGCTTCTTGTAAGCAAACTTGGTCTGCTCAAATTCAAACTCGACACCAAACGCAGAAAGTTCCGCTGCAAATCTCTCTTCGAGACCTGAGCGGAACCCATACTTCATACCCACCGAACGAGGTGAGGCCTTCTTCTTAGTAGTCACCATCACTCGGGGTGGATCCAGAGTTATCGGCTTCGCCTTCGTCGCCGTCGCCGGATTGATCAGACATACCCTCGGAACCTTCGTACTCAGGGGAGGCGTAACCATCCTGCGCAGCGAAGCCCATTGCCGAAGCGTCAGCACCACCAGAACCTGTTACGAGGTCGATGATCTGGACGCCGACTGGCTGGAGGCTAATGCCCTTCTTGTCACCTGCAGTCCACTCGTAGACGTCAAACGAGACGACCATCTTCGAGCCACCCCAAGGGTTGACGTCGATTGGCTTGAGCTTGGCATCGAACAACTTCGGACGACGATCCCAGAGTTCACCTTTCTTGTTCATCCGGTTCTTGACGCGGATTTTGAAGACGACGTTGCCAGTTTCTTCACCAGCATCATCCAGCTGCATCAGCCACATGGTGTTCTCGGACTTCTTGGCAGCTTTGCCTGTGTGACGCTTATGGTCAGCTTGAAGTTCGTCCATCAGAGGCTGGGCGAGTGCCAGTGGTACGGCGATGTCAGCTTTGTACTGGCCCAGTTCATCGAACTTGGTGTCAGCAGTTTTCAGACGGGGGTAGACAGCGATGCCTACGGGAGTTGAGAGGCGCTTATCAGCCATGAGGTATTCCTTTGGTGTTGGGGGAGGGATTGGATATCGTAAGTATTAACCGACGAGAGCGCGGAGTTTGTTCGCAGCAGTGATCGCCAACGAAGCTTCACGGCACAGATTGTCTTGATCTGCCATCAAGTTGACGATCTCTGTGGCTTTAGCATCGCTTGCGGCGGCACATTCAGCAGACAAGGTGTCCAACTGGTCAATGGCCTTTGTGAAACCGGACATGATGGAAGCAACGGTAGGCGCTGGGCGACCGATGGCACGGTTCAAGAAGCTGATGATGTTCAGCATGGGGATAATCCTTCGGTTTGAAGAGGGGTAAACTTCATGACATTTCCTTCATTGCGATGGCGGCTGCTACTGCTGCACCGCGTGTTTCGTAGGACCCAGAAGCAACACCGCGTACGAGGACAGTGAACTTTGAGCCGAGGCGTGAGACTTGAAACATTGGGTAATCCTTGGGTGATGTTTTGGTATTATACGTATGTGGTCCCTAATGGGTTAGCATTAGGATATCGTAAGTATTTACGAGAAGAAGAACTCGCTTTCGATAACTTCATTCAAGTCCAGTGTACCCGTAGCGGGCAGATTGCGGACCTTGTGTTGCTCTGTCGGCAAGATGTTGACCATCAGTTGCTCCTTGAATAGATCGAGGTTATCCCCGCCTTCATACATTTCAACGAAAGCAGGCTTGATGCAGGCTGAGAGAAACCACTTCATGTCCGACGCATGGCAACCGAAGCTGTCATGGATCATAGCGAAGCTGAGATTGCGGTCACTCTTGAGTGCCTTGAGGATCGACATACGCATGTGGCAAGCGTCCATCGAGTGGATGTAGTTGGGGCTGAGTGACTGCGCGTTTGCACGGGCATCCAGTTCGTTGGTCTCATTGTAGACGTTGCTGCGTACTGTACGCTCCCCGTCGAGGAACGTGCGGATGCGGTGTTCGCTTACCTTATACTTAGCCTGTTGAACGACGAAACCGTCCGGTGTGGTCCACTGGAGAGGTGTCGCAGCTTTGTCAGCACAAGCAAGCTTGGCCGTTGAGGTGATCCAATCCATCGCTTCACGAGCGGCGATGACTGTAGAAGAGATTGCCGCCCAGATGTGTTTGGCAACAAACGGTGTGAGACCGCTGCGCATGTCGTCAACTGACATAGGCATTGCGACCCCTGCCTCGGCTTGCTCACGGTAGTAGTCGTTCACATAAGCCATGCATGAAGAGAACGTCCCAGCATAAGGAACGATCATCACAGGGCGTTTGCACATCGAACGGGTGATACCAATCTCAAGTGCGATCTTGGCCTGTGTCCCAAACTCTTCGTCGTCGAGGAGAGCTTCGATGGATACTCGAGCCTTCCGAGCGACTTCCATGTAGATGTCTTCGCGTTTCCCTGTGTTCATCAGGTTGACGTGTGTACCGCCCTCACGGTCCCGGAGGATCGCAGAGAAGTGCTGGAGACCGGAGCATGTTGCGTCGAAGTGAACAGGCATCCGAGTTTTGAAGACACCAACGCCCTCGTCAGCCAGACCTTTCCACTCAAGGCAGAAACGTAGGGCCATGAAAGGTTCGTCGGCTTGTGCCCACCGCAGGTCAACCAGAGGGTCTTCGGCGATGTCGAGGAACATGTCTTGGTTTTCCATGTCCCACTCGTACCGCTCGTGAAGAGGCAGCTTGTCGTGGCCCCATGCGTTGGCACCAGCGATTGCGAGGAACATGATGTCGTCCTCGGTCTCAATGACTTTGCCTTCGGAGAACTGCAGGAGACCCTTGGCATAGTCGGCACCCTGTGGAGACAGGAATGTTGGACGTGGGTAGGCACGGCCTCGGCTGTCCACATCGTGTGGAAAGTAGATGCTCTCGAACTTGGAGAACTTCTCAGCCAGAGTGATCGTCCGCATCACTGCAAGACGCTTGGAGATATTACGACGGTTCTCGTCGTGGATGATGTAGCAAGTCTTCTTGTATTCCTTTGTGATGGCCTCTTGACCGGGTTCGTTGAAGTGAAGGGGTAGCTCAGGAAGCTCCTTGTGATCCGAAGTGATCAGACCTTTGACATTGATACCGTTCTCGAACACGTAACGCAGTGCGGTGAGCATCGTCGTGTTGACGCTCCAAGGTGTGTTCTGAATGGCATTGAGAGGGTCGATAACGTCGGACATGTCCCGATTAGACATCTCGGCGATGTACTTGGGCTTGGAACCCTTGATCATCTTGTAAGGGGCCACATGCTCCGTATAATAGCCGCCACCGATCAGATCACCGTTGGACCACGGCTTCGGAGGGATGACTGTCGGGTAGAAGAGAGTGAACATGTTAGCGACCGAGGCCATACGAGCCATGAGAGCTTCGCTAAAGTCGTGGGCCAATTCGATAGACACCACTGATTTGTTCTTCGCTCCCCAACTGACGACCTCGTTGATCATCCCTGTGGACTTACGGAACACGTCGATCAGGACAACGCCAAGGTTCAAACGCTCGGATTGACCCCACCCATCAGCGACCCAGCTAATCTGCTGTGCTTTGAAGGTGCGCTAGGAGTTGCCGACGACGCGACCTATTAACATCACGCTTCTTGAAGTCACGCAGGATGGTCTTGAGAAGAGCAGCTTGATTGTCTTGGAAGTATTGAATGCTCAACTCGTCATGGATACCTTGAGTGGTCATAAGTGCGACCGAGGTACGCTTGGCTGCGCGGAGTTTATCGGACCCAGCCCGCTCGAGCATAGGGATGATGTTCAGCAACTGCTTGACGAAGATGTAAGCAAGCTTGCGTGTGTCACCGAACTCTTCGATCATGAGAAGGGCACGAGGGCGGCGACCAGCTTTGCCAGTACGAAATTGGTCACACCATTCAGTGATACCTTCGCAGAAGTCATCGAGAACATGTGTCAACACGTTACGACCTGCGTGGGTGTCGGAGAACTCGCCGCGTTCCTCTGCTTTCTCGTGGGTCTTATAGTAACGCTCTTCCGTGGCGTAGCGCATCTCTTCTTCGAGTGTGAACTGCTGCTTGAGAAGATCATCGGTAATGATTGGAGTGAACATGAGGTATAACCTTTCGGGTACTTTACGTATGCGGTCTCTAATCGAAATTCTTACGAAATCGATGTGACCAGATGGTTTATGACCTATACGATGCAGTAAGCGTCGGAGGTTCAATGCGGGAAGGGCGAAGTGCCCTTATTCATATGGGAGGATTGTAGGCTTTAGGATATCGTAAGTATTAAAACGATGGTTGTTTTTGATCGTGGTTGGTGTCACCACCCCTTGTTTTCATAGGGATGATGACTGTATTTGTGTCACGGGTCACACGAGTGTCACATTGGGTCACAAGGTGTGTCACTGGTATTATTTTGTA